AAGCCATCGAAGGTCGAAGAAATTCCAGAGGGGCGAGCGGTCGTTGTGAATGGCCAGTCCATTCCCGGGCCGGTGTATGTCGCCCGCAAGAGTCGTCTGTATGGGGTGGCGTTCCTGCCGCATGGCGCGGATGAGAATACCACGGTTCAGTTGGCTGCCTCGGCAGTCGAATTTTCGCACACGAAAGGTGCAAACATGCCATTCGACAAATGGGTCGAGGCGATGGGATTCGATTCCGAGTCCCTGACTGATTCGCAGCGCGAAAAGCTGCAGGCCAAGTTCAACGCCGAGGTCAATGCCTCTGCGGTTGAGGACAAGCCCGTGGAGGCTCCCGTGTTCGACTTGTCGGACATCAAGGCCGCTGCTGCGGAAAACCTGAATGAGCTCGAGGCGTCGTTCGCCGAGTACGAGGGGGAAGTGCCCGCCTCGAAATTTGCGGAGATCAAGGCGACTGCGCTCAAGGCGCATCGTGATCTGAAGGCCAAGGCGATTCGTGAGAAGTGGTCGCCGGCGCGATATGAAGTGGAAGCTGTCCGTTCCGTCTCGGGTGCCAAGCTGGACCTGGTGCGTGCTGGTGCTTCCCATGAGGGGCCTGCCATCCACGTCAGCAAGCGGGATGAATCCCCCGAGGTCATCGAGGCTGCTCTGGCTCTGTCGGCCCGCATGCCGAAGATTGAGACCCACTACAAGGAGCAGGTGATCGAGGCTGCCGCCAAGCAGTACAAGAACATCGGCATCCAGCAGCTCCTGTTGATTGCTGCTGCCTCGAATGGCATGCGTGTTTCGACCGGGGAGCGGGTGCATACCGGGAATATCCGAAGTGTGCTGAAGGCGGCGATGCCTGATGTGCATGCGAATTCGTTCTCGACCCTCGGCGTCTCGGTCTCCAACATCCTCAGCAACGTCGCCACGAAAGAGCTGGTGGCTGGCTACGAGGAAGTGGACAACACCTGGCGTGAGATCAGCCAGATCAAGTCTGTCCGCGACTTCAAGCAGGTCACCACCTATCGTCTGCTCGACGACATGGCGTATGAGCAGATCGGTCCCGGCGGCGAGATCAAGCACGGCAGTGTGTCGCAGGAGTCCTACACTCGGCAGGCCAAGACCTATGCCAAGATGTTCGCCCTGACTCGCGAAGACATCATCAATGACGACCTCGGTGTCTTTGATGATCTGCGGGTGCGCCTTGGCGCTGGTGCTGCGATGAAGATGCGGGATGTCTTCTGGGCGGCGTTCCTCGACAATGCCTCGTTCTTCACTGCTGCTCGCGGCAACTACATCACCGGCGGCACGACCACTCTGTTGACCGACGGCGTTGGTCTCGGCTTGGGCGTCAAGGCCTTCCGGACGATGACCAGTCCCTCTGCGGATGGCTCGAAGCGAATTGGCGGAGAGCCGGCCCTGCTGTTGGTTCCGCCCGAACTCGAGGTTGCTGCCAGCACTCTCTACACGGCGAACAACCTGGTCGGCGGCAGCACGACAGTGGCGAATGCCAACATCTACTTGAACAAGTATCGTCCCGTCGTCGTTTCCCAGTTGTCCGAAGCCGGATTCTCTGGGAGTTCCTCGACCGCCTGGTACCTGTTCCGCGATCCGGCGCTCTACGCTCCGATGGTCGTGTCGTTCCTCAACGGCCAGCAGTCTCCCGTCGTGGAATCGGCGGATGCAGACTTCAACACTCTCGGCATTCAGTTCCGTGGCTACCACGACTTTGGTGTGGACAAGGCGGAATACGTGTCGGGCGTGAAGTCCAAGGGCGCTGCCTGAGTTCCTGATTCCACTCTGATCCACAAGGAGATTCTACAATGGGTGCGACTTACAGGCAGGAAGGGTGTGCGATTGACTACACCCCGGGTACTGCCAAAACTGCTGGCGATGTCGTGGTCCAGAATGGGCTGCTCGGCGTCGTCAAGACTGACATTGCGGCAAATGCTCTCGGCAGCCTGACGATCGAGGGTGTCTTCCGTTTCACCAAGGCGACGAGTGCTGGCAATGCGATGGCGGTCGGACAGATCGTCTACTACGACATTGCCAATGATCGTGTCTCGACGGATGCTGCGGTTGGCGTTCCCGCCGGGAAGGTTGTGGTTGCTGCGGCGCTCGCCGACACGACTGTCGATGTTGCCATCAATGAGACCGATGGTGGATCCCAAGTGGCTAGCGTTGCTGTGGCTGCCTCCACGGCTCTCACTGCCAGCAGCACGGAAACCAACTTCGACAACTCGGTTCTGACCATTCCGGCGAATGGGCTGCGACCAGGTGACGTGGTCCGTGTTCGAGCTCAGGGCATCGCCACTGCGACGAACTCGACCGACACCCTGACTGCAAAGATCAAGCTCGGCTCGACCACGGTGGTCAGCACTGGTGCCGTTGACGTTGCCAACAATGACATCTTCTACCTCGAAGCTGACATTGTGGTGCGAACGACTGGGGCCAGCGGCACTGCAGTGGCGACGGGGGTTGCGGCGATTGGCGTGGAGGGCACCGTGACCTCTAAGCCCGCCAAGCTGGCCTCGACGACCGTTGACACGACTGCTGCCATCACCCTCGCGGTGAGCGGTCAGTGGTCAACAACCAGCGGAAGCAACAGTTGCCGTCTCGATGTCTGCAACTGGGAAATTCTGCATCGCAACTGATGACTGACATTCTGCTGTCGGCTGAATCTTGGCTGGCAGGCGTTCACAAGGCGTCTGTCAGCCAGGATGTGGTCTACCAGCGTGGATCCTCGAGCGTCAATCTCAAGGCCACTGCTGGAGCTACCCAAAGTCTGCAAATGGACCAGGGTGGTGCGATCATCGGTTTTACTTCGGTGGACTGGTTGATCACGGCAGCAGATTTGATTCTTGATGGACGAACGATTCTCCCAGAAGTCGGCGACACGATTGCGCATCAATCGCGTGTGTTTCGTGTGACTGCCGACAACTCTGGGGAACGTCCATATCGTGATAGTGGTTCTGGTGGTCTTGTCTGGCGGATTTACACGAAGCGAGTTCGGTAGTGGCCTCTCCGGTCGTTGAAGCAGTGTCTGCTGTGTTTGGTGGCGTTCGCGACCTTTTGTCCGACGGCACGATCACCATTCCAGCGCTCAAGATCCGGAAGACGTATCGGTCGCAGGCGTTTCGTGAAGAACTCGAGGAGGGTGTGACTGCGCTGGTCTATCCCCAGACGGTCAGCAGGAATCGGGCAGGCAACTCTGCTGTGTTCGATGAGTACCAGGTCGATGTGGCTGTGGAACTGGTCACAAGATTTGATCCCATGGACGAGATCAGGCAGCAGGAAACGATGCTGAACCATTGCCAAGACATTGCCGACGGTCTGTCGCGCAAGCTGGCGGTTTCGTATGGTCTTTTCGCCTCGCAGGATGGGGGGATGTTCGAGGAGACCATGATTGATGAGATGGCGATTGTGTCTGTGAAGTGCTCTGGCATTTACCGTGTGATGCACAAGGTGGCGCTGTGAGCTTTGTCAAGCAGTTTCCGGCGTACGACAAGTCGCAGGGCACGCTGGATGTCACGTTCAAGCTGCCGCCACAATTGATGGACAATCTGCGGGATCTCGGTTCTCGCAAGGTGAAAAATGCGACCCGTTCCGCACTCGGGCAAGCGGCGACGATCATCAAGAGATCAGCCGAGGGGCAAACACCGGTCTACAGCGGAATCCTGAAGCGATCATTGGGCAAGAAGGACTCTAAGCACACCGCGAAGTCAATCTATTCTCTCGTTGGCGCACGTCGGAGCTTTCAGGGGCCAAAGGTTCCGATGAATCGCCAAAGGCGCGCCAAGCGACAGATGAAGGGGGCGCAGGGTCCGATCTTCTACAAGGAATTGATCGGACGAAAGAACCAGGTCGCAAAACCATCGAAGTATCTGCACCTCGTGGAAAAGGGCTGGACTCACTACAAGACCGGAAAGCGAATCCCTGGCAAGCACATGCTTAGGAATGCGACCACGTCTTCTCGAGGTGCAGTTCTCTCAAAGATCCGTGAAGTGTTGACTGAGAAACTTCATGCGGCTGGATCATCCCAGGAAATTCCCACCACCTAACAGGAGAAACACATGCCTGTCACAGCCGCCCCAATGCAGGGCCACGGTATCTCGATCACCTTCTCGAGCGGATTCTTTGCGTGGATCACTGACGTGAATCCATCAAGCATGCGGCGGGAGGCGCTCGAGACGACGAACAGTTCGACGACGACTGCACGCACATTCATTCCGGAAAAGCTCGTCAACTACGGCGATCTTCGGGTGACCATGCAGTTCGATGCCAGCAAGGATCCTCCGATCGAGGGTGCTGCCGAGGCTATCACGATCACGTATCCGATGGCTTCTGGTGCCAGCACTGCCGCGACCTGGACTGGAACGGGTTTCATGACCGCATACGAGCCAACGGTGCCGATCAATGGTATCATGACGGCTACGGCGACCATCAAGTGGACTGGTGCCATCACTGTCAACTCGGCTGCATAACATGACACTACGAGACTCCCTATTTTCCGCTGCCAAGACTGTTGCAAAGCAGCCTGTCGATGTCTCCAAGTGGATCGCCGGAAGCGATGTGTTTGTCAAGGTTCTGACTGGCACTGAACTCGACCGATACACTGATTCCGTCAGGCAGGCACAGGAATCGAAGCATTACGCAAAGGCGAATGCCACACTGGTGGCATTGTCTCTGTGTGATGGCGATGGGAATCCTCTGGCAACGATTGATGACGTTCCGGCAATCTGTGACTGGAACGCCAAGTTGCTCGACAAGATCTTCAATGCTGCTTTCGAGCTGAACCGGATTGGCGTCGAGGAGTCGGAGCAAACCGAAAAAAACTGAGATCGCACCCAAGTCGGCTGTTCTGGTTCTTTCTGGCCCGGAACTTCGGATGTACGGTGCGTGAACTGCAGGAGAGAATGGATGCGGTAGAGTTTGCTGAATGGCAAGCGTACTACCGCATTCAGCCTTTTGGGGACGACTGGGCGCAAGCCAGCACAGTCGCGTGGATGCTCTACCAGGTCAATCGAACGAGCAAAAGCGACAACCTGTCTATGGACACCTTCCTGCCGAAGTCTTTCGGAATTGGATTGACTCCAGACAGAACGCGTGTTGCGACTCCAGTGGACGTAACTGCCAAGCTGATGCAGTGGGCCAAACTTAACGGGGTGAAGCATGTCGGGTAGCAGCAGTCTTGGCACAATGACGGTTGGCGTCAGCGCCAATGTTGATCCAGCGACAAAAGCTGTTGATGCCCTGATTGGTCGCATGGATCGCCTGTTTGAAGTCGTGTCCAAGGCTGGAAAAGGATCTGGCGGTCTGCAGGAATGGGAGCGTACTTTTGATCGGCAGCGTAAAGCGGTCGATGACATGGCGAAGTCATATACGGACTTCAAGGGCATTCCGGCTGCACCAGGTGGAGTTGGAGGAGCTGAGACTGCAACAAAAGCTATGCAGGATCTCGGAACACAGGCGAACCGTACGAGGTATGCTGTATTGAATCTGGGATATGGTGTTCAGGACGCAGTGACAGTATTTGGAACCAGTGGTTTTGCTGGGGCATTGCGAGCATCGGCGAACAATTTGAGTGGCCTTGGCGTGATCATGGCCAATACACAGGGGGGGTTGGCTGGGCTCAAGGCAGCATTGATGGGGCCAGAGTTCGCGATTCTTGGCATAGCCACGGCGCTGATGTTGGCAGCAGATGCATTTGCCTCATACAGCAAGCAGCAACAGAAAATGCTTGATGATGATGCAGAGAAGCGGCTCGGGCGATTTCGTCCGCAAGAGGAAATTGCCAATGCCGGAAGGCGTAAGCAGTTGCAGCAGGAAATGGATAACCTCAAGCGACTTGGTCCGGCTATGGATGCGCTAAATCAAAAACAGCAGGAATCGGCAGTGGCTCAAGAGAAGTACAATGCCGCTCTGCAGCAGGATGCTGCGTTTTCTGACCGTTTGGCGAAGATGAACAAACAAAAGCAGGCGCTCGATGATTTGGCGCAGGCCGAACAGAAGGCGTCACGGCAAAAAAACAGGCCGGTAGCTGCTTTTATGCAGGGGGATACAGATGAAGAGCGGCGTGCCAACTTTCTTTTTGCGATGAGGGTACAAGGACAGGGATTGACGTCAGCACAGCTCGGTGCCGACATTAAGCTGGTGCAATCTCAGCGCGATGAAAACGCGAAACAGGTAGAGTCGCTGAGAAAAGAAGCTGCCTCTGCCGATGAGGCCCGAATGGCGACAGAAAAGAAAGTCAATGAACTGCAAAAAGGCGCTGCCGACATGGGCCTGCGTGATAGGCTCGATGAAGTTCAGCAGAAGAAAAAGGCGCTCGCTGACGAAGAGCAACGATTGCGGCAGGCCAATGAGTCCATTGCCAAGGAGATGCAGAACAATGCGAAGATGGATGCATTGATTGCAGAGAACAGACGCAAGAATGAAGCATGGAAAGCAGCAGGCGCGCCTCGCGGCGAAGAGAAATTGGCATGGCTGAAAGAAGATCCGTCACGAGCGCCAACGCGCGAAGAGAAGGATGCAATAAAGCGCATGCAAGAAAAGTATCCCGGCTTATCGCGCGGTGAGCTTGAGGGAAAGATGGAGGAAGAGCGTAAGGCCAACGAGGAGAGGATAGCGGCAATCCAGAAGCAGAGAACTGCACTCGATGGAATGGTTTGGGTCTTGCAGAAAGGAATCGATCTGATGAAGGGCACTCCAGCAGAGTATCGCGATTTCCAAGAGCAGGAGAGTAATCTCGAGTACCGGCTTAGCTTTCTGGCAAAGCGTCGTCGCGAACTTACAGCACAATCCCGAGCAGGGATGGCCAACGTGGGCGTGGCTGCATTTGAATCATCGGCAGCATACGAGGCACTTGCCAAATCGAGAATGCAGCCTGCTGGTGACACCGACGTTCTTCAAAGGATTGCGAAAGCGCAGGAAACCGCTACAAAAGAGTTGGCGGCGATTCGTGAGAAACTGGACCCTGGTCGAGGGGCACGCATCGCGATTCTGGAGAAGATTGAGTAATGGCTACACAGATCAGCGAGGTCGTCGGAGCAACGGCAAACTTTACGCTACAGGGTCAGGAGACCTACGAGCGTGTCTTCGAGCTTGTCTACGATGACGCAGTCTTCAATGCTGCGGATGTCGTCACAAACCCTCTTCTGCCTCCACTGTTGTCGCTATATGCACCATGGTCATCAGCAGTGCATATCAGCAGGCAGGCACGTCATTCTGGTGGTCGTGGCGCACCTCATGTCTGGACGGTCACTTGTCAATATTCGGCCCAACAAAGCAGCAACCAGAATCAACAACAGGATCCCGAGGTTCAACTCCCAAGGATTTCGTGGGCCACCAACAATCAGCAGGTCTATCGAGAACGGGATCGGCGAGGCAAGAAGAAGTGCAATTCGGCTGGCGATCCTTTCATTCCCGTCACGCCGACATACGAGGGGATCCGTGTCGCCACAGTCAAGTACTTCGTTCGACAGAAACCTGCTGGCCTGCTGGACCTGGTCAACAAGATCAACAGCAACACATTCACGGTCGATGGAGAGTATGTCGCCAAGCACTGTTGCCGCATCTCTGACATCCAGGTGAGTGAGCCACGGATTGAACGAGGAGTGACTGGTCGCGACATTACGGTGCAGTTTCAGATTGGGCCGACGAAGACATTGGTAAATGCTGGAGACGTATCCGGCATCGGAATCAATGCGAATGTCGAGAGCAACAAGGTCGTCGGATACTGGATACCTGAGACTCTTGATCGTGGCAGACGTGAGATTCGGGCGATCCCCCCATACACGACACTGATTCCCGTAGTGACCCGCGACGGAAGCGAGCCAACAGAACCGTCGCAATTGGATGGCCAAGGAGTTGCTCTCGAGCCGCCAGTCGCAGATGGAGCCGAGGTGTACCGCTACTGGTACGATTACGAAGAGGCTGACTTCTCACTGATCCGATTGGAATAGGTGCCACATGGCGAATGAGATCAACATCACGATTGCGACAACTCTTGCCAATCCAGTGGATTCTGCGAGCGGTGGCCTGCGTGATCAATACACGAGCGGTGGCGTTCGTATCAATCAGACTACAGCAGGGTTCTTTTCTGCAGTTGTCTCGACCAGCACATCCGAGGCGGCATTCCCGTCTTCTGGCCTCGGTACGAACGGACTGATGGTCCTGCAAAATCTCGACACAACGAATGACATCGACTATGGGCCGGCATCTGGTGGGTCCATGGTTGCTGCTGGCACGCTGAAGGCGAATGGAACTCCACACCTGATCTATTGCAAAAGTACCGCGACGTTTCGCCACAAGGCGTCTGCAGGTACACCGAAGTTGCTGATCCGCATTTACGAGGTCTGACATGGCTGAGGATGGAGTCATTTTCGGCCCCGAAGCAATTCGGCAGATCACGGACGTTGTGCGCATCGTGCTGTCGCAGATTGATCCTTCATTTCAGTTGGGCATGTCGGAGTCGCAGGAGACCAGAAAGCCGACGATCTTTGGCTACACGGATGCTGCCGGTGCGATTGGGACGTACGTCACTGTGTCGATCTACAAGCGTGTCTACAACAGCACTGCCGAGACTGACACAGGCAAAAATATCGAGGCCTGGTGTGGATCAGGTGCTGTCAATGCAAACACTCGAGTGATTGTGCAACGATTTGTCTGGGGCTGGGAAATCATTCAGGCTCGGTGTGGTAACTGACCATGTTTTTTGGATGCTGCTGTGGTCCAAGTGCCAACAACTATTGGGTTCGCAAGTTTGCGGATGAATCTCCGTGCAACATCATTGCCGAGGTAGATGTTGATAAATTTCGCGATACTGGGATCGATGCGGATGACTATCCAGTGCCAAGAGATATTGTTGCCACATCGACCCGCGTGATTGTGATCTCCACCGAGCCCAGCACGGGATGGCAATGGCAACCGCAGATTTGGATGCGTCACATTTATGATACGGACCTGCAGCTCATACGCTATGACAAGTGGATTACAGATTATTCTCTACACCATACAAATGGAGTGCGCCTTGCATTGGGAAAAAAGAGCGACAAGACGGTCTCTGTGTTCAAGGAAGATGGATCAGCTGCATTTACGATTACGGTTGGTGCTACCGACTATCTGGATGCAGTATGCCTCGATTCGACAAACAATCTCTATGTAACAAGCCAACAATATACCGGCACTGGATATATTTCGTATCTATCCAAGTGGAATTCGAGTGGTGTGTTTCAGTATCGGCAGCCATATTCATTTGGTGGTGCTGACGCGATTCTCGAACTGGAATGTGCAACCGATGATTCAATCTGGGGACTCAGCGGATCAACGTCTATTGCCAGCGTATTTCGTTTTCAACCAAGTGGCTCTTATTCTCGCCTAAACAACACCTCGTCCCGGCCATTTAATAACTACCAGGTATGGCAACCGCTACTAAAAGCCGCATCTGGAAAGATGTGGCGACCAGACACAAGTACAGTCACAATTGGACTGAAAAGATACACAACAACTCCATCCGAAGAAGTGCAATGGGATACTGTCTGGGGTGGAAACTCAATGCTATCCGCATGCGCAAATCTAGATTCTGCCGTGTGGATGAGCATTAGAACTCAAGCTGTTGTGAAATACACAGGCAACAATCAACAGGAATATTTTTGGGGTGTAAATTATCCAAGCGGTTTTGCCAATCAGGCAAATATTTGCTGGGAGAATGGAATCGGACCATTTGCGTTATCGTTTTCTGGTGGCTATGTCTATGGAGCTGCTAATCGCACCGCCAAATTAACTCGCCGCAATCCATACGCACGATGATTCGCGTTGCAACATTTCTTCGCGCGCTCGCCGATCACATTGCATCTGGCTGTCCATCATTGCCCGAGGAGTCTCTGCGATCTCGATTTGAGACCTGCGAGCGGTGTCAGCACCGGAACGGGAATACTTGTGGCGGATGTGGATGTGTGATTGCAATCAAGGCAAGAATGCCGAACCAGACGTGTCCGCATGGACTCTGGCAGCAATAGCAACCCCCGGGGCCGATTCCTCGGGGGCCTCGCCGAAACTATGTGGGCGCTCCATTCTCCTCGATCACGGCCCACGCAAAGGGCCCCTGCATGCCCGTAGACGAGCTGACAGCCAACTCGATGGAAATCACGTCGCCAATGGCAATGGTGCTCGTGGTGATCGTTCCAGCGACGACAGCACGGTCGGAAGTGGCATTGGTGACTGTAACGACTGATGACAGGACCGATGAGCCATTCTTTTTCAGATCGAACGTCACACTGGCGGCAGTTCCGGTGTCATTGCAGAGGCAGTTGAAATTCCGGATCGTCCCAGCTTTGTCGGCGACGTAGACGATTTCATGCCGAGCGACAGGGGTAGCTCCGATTGCCAAGGCGAAATTTGTGCCGGCTTTGTAAAGATGCTGCAGCTTGTCGTTGTCGAGAAGAGTGGTTGCCGAGATGGCGTCGTTCGAGATGTCTGACGTTTCAAACGTAATTGTGCCTGTGACGCGAGCCATGAGAACCTCGGGGTGAAAGAAGTGGAAGAGCGGTCAATCATCCCGAGATTCTGGTCGGCGTTCAAGGTGAGATTACAGGACAAGACGCTGCAGGCCGCGCACGGCGAGTGGCCTATCTAATCACTGGATCGGGATCAGAGGATTCTGTCCACCAACTGCCCCATTCATCGTGCTGACATCGCCATTGGCGTAGATCGTCCATCCTGATGCAGACACGAGAGGCACGCGAGAAGCCCGGCTGTCTATGGCCACAATCTCCCCCCAAGGCGTCCTGAAAAACCGGGTGGTCTCCTGAGTGATTCCGAGCGGCTGCGACACGACCGGCGGGGCGGCAAACGCCGACGCGGGTAAGGTGCATTTCGACACGGGACGCTGCACCCCCTTTGGCACAGGCGGCACGGCATAGGCTGAGAGGGCGAGACCAAGAGCGATTCCGGCGAGGATGGCAAAGCGGGTCATGGGGGGGCTCCTGGTTAAAACAAACGTGGTTGAAGGTGTGCATCACTGATGGCTTTTCGCATGTGGGAATATCGGGCCAGTCCGGTTCCGTCGCAGGAGTCAGCCCCCAGCTGCTCGAAATACTCGAACCTGCCTGGAGTGTTTACTCTCCCAATATGCACCCACTTTCCGAGAGCTTTGCCAGCTTTGACGCACGCAGCGGCGTGCGGCCCAAGTTTCCATTCAGTCGAGCCACCGATAAAAATGGCATCAATGTCATCCCAGGGGATAGGATGCGATTCCTGGCCGTCCTGAGCCACTAGGGCCAAAGGCCACTTGGCAATCTTGCACCTCCAGATATTGAACACTTCGAGCGTCCTGATTGCGCTGCCCACGACGTCCGGCACAGCAACCCATCTGCACAAAGATCTGCCTTCCTCATTGCGTTCCAGCAACGATAGAAAAGCAATTGGATCGAATTTCGCAAATGCGCCATTGTCGCAACACCAATGGCTATCAAGGCGTTTGCGCCGCCGCGCTGTAAGAGGCGTCAACAATTCTTCGACAGGGCACCCTAACTCGGCAGCTGCCAGATCAAGATCAGCAGACGTATCAAGCATAACTATCATTGTGATTTCCTTTTCTCTGGCACTGGCGGAGGCACCGGCGTAACGGTCGATTCCCCGAGTTGGATCACCCGGCGGACCGTGCCGGTATCATCCGTGACGGTGATCTGACAGACCGGAGGGCCGTCGATGTACGCACTGATCGCCAGAGGATCGGCGGCGGTGGCCCACTCCCAGCGACCATCCCGGCACCAGACGATAACGTCTGTCCGATGCTCCCGGGCGTCGATGATCGCGGCGGTGAGGGTGAGGAATTCGGCGCGGTTCAGGTCATCCGGAGGCGAGAGCAGGACCATCCCGCCGGGCTGGATAAATCGCACCAGACCGGCGATGTGGTAGCAAAGGGCGGGGTTGGTCATCGGAGTTCGGCGTCCAGAGGGTCGGAGGTTGGGGATGGCACAGGCTCCAGATCGGTTTCTACCTCTTGGTGGATCTTGTCGAACCGCGAGGTGCTGACGAACCGGAAACGCACAGACAACAACCCGGGCTTCTTGCCCCAGACTTGGAACAACGCGCCGACTTCGCCCCGGCCACGATCCATTGCAACCGGCATACCGCCGCAGAGTTTCCCCTCGGCATCGTGCCATTCTACGATGCGGTTTTGCATCCACGCTTCTGTTAGTTCTCGAAGTGTCATCATTCCCTTTCTGTCAAATGTCTTCCTGAATAGCCAAGGACCCATCTCCCCGGCCCAAAGGCATTCAACTGGCAGATCGCCACCGAGTCAATAGCGCACACAGTAAAATTCCGCAATTCATTCCAATAAGGATCCCGGCGACCACTGATAATGGGTCGAGCCACACAATGCCGGGCAGTGGAAGAATGAGCGTCATGGCGTGATGGTAGTGGTGGGACACAGTATGAGGAATTCAAAGTTCAGACGCGATTAGTGGCGGCAACTCATTACCAATTCATCACTTGCGACAATCTGCCAAAAACGGCCATTTTCTCCATTGCCAGACTTTCCATAGCCGAATAGAGTACACGCATCGGCAGACCAATGCCGACGAGTCACACGCGAAAGGCCTCGACGTGACGTGATCTCCAATTGACCGAGGCATTGAAAG